CTCTTCTCCCCCCCCTAGGGGGGAGGGGGTGGAGACAGGGAAGTTGTTTCTGGAATTGCCGCCGCAACTCAGCAAATCGAAATTCGAACCTATAAGAAAAATTAGGTTTGCGCCAAGGCCGCTAGGAGCGCGCTAGAGCCCCGCCAAAGTCCGCCGCTACCTTGCCTCATGGCCGCCCCGAAATTCCCGCCAGCGATCAAATGCGGGGCAGGAAACCGCTATCTAAAGCCTGAGTGTCGAATTGCGCTTAAGACTTCGTTCAGAGTATCGAATTACGATATTCAAAACAGGGTATAGGTGCGTCGAATGTCTGAGATTGGAATTTTTGAATCCCCCGCTGCGGCCGCGGGAAAGAACGAGCCGGAATTCAATATCCCGAGTGACCGGCTTGAAGCGGTTAAATGGGTTGTGCGCCGGCTCTCGAAATTAACGAGTGATCGGCTCATGACTTCGCATAAAATTCGGGAAGTAAGATTGGCCGCAAAGAATGACGGATATTCGGCGGAGACAATTGCCGAAGCGATGCGGCTTGGAAAGATGAGCCCCGAACGCAGATCCAAGCACGCGGATAATCTCAGCAAGGCGATGCGCCTTCACGGATTTGAAGTCTCGATATTGGACGAGGATTTCAAGCCCGATAAGTTGCTCAATTCTCATTTGGCGAAATTGAAGTCGCTGAATGGCGATCGCACGGAGATCGGGCAGGAAATGCGCGAACTGTGTCGCGCCGCGAAAGATCACGGAATGGATATTCCCGTTCTTAAGCAGGTCGTGAAGCTATCGAAGATGGACCCGGAAGACCGCGCGGATTGGTTCGCCAAGGTCGATAACATGGGCGCGATTATGCAGTTTTGGTAATACCGGCTGAAAACAATTACTAACGGGTAGTCCAGCCCGGCCGGCTCGCAACCGGAAAGAATAGCAGATGGCGAAGAAAGTGAAGGAACCGCGCACGCTGACGTGTCAGCGCACGGGCAGGACGTTTGTTTATGCGGGTGTTGGGCGCCCGCCTAAGTATCACCCGGATATTCAGGAAGCGGTTCGCAAGGAACAGCGCTCGAATGCGCAGAAGGCGAAGCGCAACGCGGCCGGAGCCAAGCGCAAGGCATCGATCGCAGAAGCCGCGGCCGCTTAAAATCGACGTGTGCAAAAATACAGATATGGCCGGGAAGTCGCTCTGACTCCCGGCTGTTTTTATTGTGCGCTTTGATGAACATTTCTAGGCGGTTACTATTTGTTCGGTTATGTCAATCGGATAGAGCAAACGGAAATGGCACGGAAAGCGAAAGTTGCGACGGGAGCGGTGAAAGAGAAGCCGCAAGATGGGCGCCGTTTGAGATCGAAATACGATGAAACGAAGGTTACAGAGATTTTGGAGCGTTTTTCGGACGGTGAACGCTTGCGCCATATCTGCCGCGAGTTGAATGTCCCGCCCGGTACGTTTTTGGGTTGGGTGACGGACGACAGAGAAGGACTAGCCGAACGCTATGCACGCGCGCATAGGCTAAATGCGCTTGCTATCGCAGATGAATGTTTCGAGATAGCGGACGATGGAAGCGCGGATTGGGTCGAGCGTAGAAACCGTGACGGAACGACGTATCTCGAATTGAATCGCGAGCACGTGCGCCGGTCTGAATTGAAACTGAAATGGCGCCAGTGGTACGTCGAAAAGGTTCTGGATAAGACGCTTCGCCCCCGCGCTCAAGACGCACCGGGAGACGATAATTCGACGGTCGCGTCTTCTGCGGCTATTGCTGCGCTTGAACGCTTGGCGGGCGAAAAGGCCGCGCTGGCGAAGAATACGAAACCGGAAGCTTAATTGGAGTAACGAATATGGCTTCGGCGCGTTGGGTAATTGCGGCATGGTTCACGGCTATTTTTAGTGTCGTGGTCTGGAACAATGAAGTGAAGCGGATGCACGCGCCGGCTGATCAGATTTTCAGCCGGGCGCACGTCGTCGCTTCGCTTGGGCCGATTACGACCGTGAAGCCGCCCGCAGTCGTTCCGCCCGTCACGCGGATTAGACCGGCTGATACAACTAAAAGGGTTCGCCGCGCTCATAAGCCCGTAAAGGTGCGCGAAGTGTGGCAGTTTGACGCACGCTAACATTCTCACGGGTGCGAACCGCTACACGCACGAACTCGTTGCGTGGCGGGCCGAATGGATAGAGACGGCCCGTCCCGAGCAATTGCCGCCGAATGGCGACTGGCTCATTTGGGCGGCCATCTGCGGCCGCGGTTGGGGTAAGACGCGCGTTGGCGCCATGACGGCGCTTAATTGGGCGCTGATGAACCCCAAGAGCCGCGTGGCGGTTATCGCGCCGACGCAGAACGATTGCCGTTCCGTGTGCTTTGAGGGCGAATCGGGAATTCTCAATAACACGCCCGCTTTTTTCCGCCGCAAGAACGACTATTCGAGCCAATCGTTGGAATTCGAATTGCCGAACGGATCATTGCTTGTCGGCAAATCGGCGGAGAAGCCCGACCGATTGCGCGGGCCGCAATGGCATTTCGGTTGGGGCGATGAAGTCGCCTCATGGGGCGCCGTCGTGCGTGACGGTAAGCAGGCACAAGGCAACCGGCTCAAAGAAACATGGGCCAACTATCGAATGGGGCTGCGGCTCGGTACTCATCCCCGCACAATTCTCACGACAACGCCCCGGCCAATCCCGTTTGTGCGCGATCTTCTCAAAAACCCGCGCTGCGTGATTTCCACGGGCACCATGTTTGATAACGCGGCGAACCTTGCAGAAGTCGCGGTTGAAGATCTGCGTACCGTGTACGAAGGCACGCGCATCGGGCGACAAGAACTTTTTGGCGATATCCTTTCCGAAAACGAAAGCGCGCTATGGCGATACAGCCAATTCGAAGCGGACGGGTTCCGCGTCACCGATCCGCCAGCCTTCGCGCGTGTCGTTGTCGCCATCGATCCCGCTGTCACAAGCGTAGACGATAGCGACGAGACGGGCATTATCGTTGCCGGCATCGCGGAAGACGGGCACGTCTACGTGCTGCACGATGCAAGCGGCAAATATCGCCCGCTCGAATGGGCGCGGGAAGCGCTGGCGCTCTATTCGCGCTTTGAAGCCGATGCGATCGTAGGCGAGACAAACCAGGGCGGGGATCTGATTGAATCTAACTTGGCCGCAGAGGCTAACGGGCGCTATTTCCGCTTCGTTGGCGTACACGCAAAGCGGGGCAAATACCTGAGAGCCGAACCCGTCGCCGCGCTTTATGAGAAAGGGCGCGTGCATCATGCGGGGAATCTTTCAGTGCTCGAGAGTCAAATGTGCGAATTCACGGGTTCGTTAAGCGGTTCCTCGCCTGATAGATTGGATGCGGCAGTTTATGCCGTAACCGAACTAATGCTAGGAACCGCAGCCCATGCGTTTTGGTGAAGCAATTGGCGCGCTGAAAGCCGCGCTTAGAAGTTCAACGGCGAAAGCCGGTCCTGAAACCGCAATGGTGCGGTTTGTCACGCGTGACGAACAATTCGGCAATGCGCCGAACGTCAATTCGCAGAAGCTTGCGCAGCTATACGTTGACAATCCTTGGGCGCGGACGATCGTTTCGAAGATCGGGCAGGCGGTTGCGAAACAGCCATGGTTCATCGAGACGCCGAACGGCGAGAGGATCGATAAACACCCGGCGCTCGATTTCATCCGGCGCGGGTGCAAGGGGTGCCGCGGGCGCAAGGCGCTCAAAGTCACGCAGGTTCTTCTCGAATTGCAGGGCGAGTGCTTCTGGATCGTCGGCCGCAACGCAGCCGGCGTGCCCGTAGAGTACGCGCCGATTCCTTCCCACTGGGTTCTTGACACGCCCAACAAAACCTTTAATGGGTTTCGCATCCAGCCCCGATCTGGCGTCCCATTCGAAGTGGATGCCAGCCACGTGATACACTTTCACGAAGCAAATCCGGTTGATCCCTACGCCCGCGGAACTTCGGTTGCGCAAGCGGCATGGGCGGATCTTGAAACCGATAAAGCGGCGGCAACTTTCCTCGGAAGCTATTTCGTCAATCATGCGCGCCCCGACCTTGCGGTCATGGGCACTGAATCGCGTCCGATGAACGAAAAGGACTTGGCGCGGGCTGAGACTTCTTGGCTCACGAACTTTCGCGGCACGAGCAAGAAGGGCCGCCCGTTCTTCTCTGCATCCAAGCTCGAAATTCAGGAAATCGGCAGCGGGTTGCGCGATAATCAGATGCAGGAATTGCGCGACCAGTTGAAGGAAAACGCGCTGCAAACCTGGGGCGTGCCGCCTGAGTTGTTCGGCAAGCTGTCGTCTTCGAACCGGGCGACAATCGAGAGCGCGGAATTCCTGTTTGCGAAGCACACGGTTGAGCCGCGGCTTTTGTTCCTGCTTGAAGAACTAGAAGACTTCTGCGTCGAAGAATTCGACGTGGCGCCCGGCACGTTGAAGTTCGAAAGTCCCGTCTCCGAAGACGTGGCGCACGCGCTCGAATGCGTCAAGGTACGGTCAACGGCTTTCACGGATAACGAAGTTCGTGCGCTCGCTCGCATGAAGCCGGTCGCCGGCAAGGACGAATTCCCCGAAGCGCCTGATCCGAACAGGCTGAACCCGGATGAAGACAAGCCGGGCAAGAACCCCAAGGCGAAGCCGGAAAACGAGCCCGAAAACAAGCCGAAAAAGACGTTCGACGCTGGCGTTCGCAAGGCGTTGAGCGTTGAAGACGTTGTGCGCGTTTCGAACGCGCATGAGGACCCGCAGGTGCGTGCCGAAGTTACGCGCATGTTTGATGAGATTTTCACCGCGCTCGTTGAGAAGTTCGGTAGCGAGTTGCTTGAAGTTCTCGAATCCGAAGCGAACTTCCAAGTCATGGGCGAAGCGGCGAACTTCATTATCGATGAAGTCCCTTCGCTCGTTGGCCAGATCGACAAGACGACGCGCAAGGAATTAGCCGCAGCACTTGCGGAAGGCGCGGCTGCGTCCGAGAGCGTTGCGGAATTGATCACGCGCGTGGAGGGCGTGTTCTCCGAAGCGGCCAAGATCCGCGCCAGCACGATTAGCGACACGGTTGCGACGAAACTCGCGGGCTTCACGACACAGACGGCCGCCAAGCAAGCAGGCTTTGACCATAAGAAATGGCTGAGCACGCGAGACCATAAGGTTCGCGATTCACACGCCGCGCTTGACCGGCAGGTGAAGTTGATCAGCGAACCTTTCGTTGCGCCCGATGGTTCGAAGGCGATGCACCCCGGCGCGTTCGGCAAGGCGGCAGAAGATATCAATTGCCGTTGCGCCATGCGCCCCGTGATCCAGGGCGAGAAGGCTGCGGCCATGTCGGATGTGGACTTTGAGCGCCGCTATGAGGAATTGCGCGTTCGTGTCGCCAAGCGGTTTTCGAAGACGCTCAAGGACGTATTCGCCGGGCAGCAAGCGGTTGTCATTACCGCGTTGAAGTACGCAACCGAATGGAGTTTCCCTCATGAGTTTTAGGCCGATCTATACGGTTACGCGACGGGCGCCGGGCGACATATCGAACCGGGTTGTGCGGTTCGTCATGAGCACAGAGCGGGAAGACCGCGCGGGCGATACGATTTCAGCGGACGGATGGAACCTTGAGAACTATCTGCGCAACCCCGTCGTGCTCTGGTGCCACGAACAAGGCGAGCCGCCAATCGGTAAGTGCGTTCAGATCGGAGTTGAAGCAAATCGCCTCGTTGGCGACGTTGAATTCGCTGCGGCTGACGTTAATCCTTTCGCTGATACCGTTTTCAAACTTGTCGAAGCCGGGTTCGTGTCGGCCGGCAGTGTCGGGTTCAAGCCGCTGCGTTGGGAAATCAACGACAAGGGCGGGCTCGATTTCAAAGAGCAAGAATTGCTCGAATTTTCGGTCGTTGGCGTGCCGTGCAATCCGCAGGCGCTACGCAAGATGCAATCGGCGGGTTTGAGCCTGGATGAAACGGCCCGCGCCTTCATTGAAATGGCCGCAGCGGACGAAACCGCCCGCGCCGATTACCTAGAAGACGCACGAACAAAAGCGGCGCGATCATTCGCGACGTTCAAGCGCGCACACGATTTGCGCGCAAGAGAATTCCAGCTAGGGCGCCGCGTCGGTGCTTGAAACCCCGTAGAGTAAAAGGAAAAGCTGAATGAAATTGAGCGATAAAATCCGACTGAAAATGCAGACGGCTTTGGATAAGCAGAAAGCTATCCTCGCAGCCGCAGAGAAGGACGACAACCGCGCCCTTACGGATGCGGAAACGGTCGAATTCGACGCAGAGACTAAGGCTTATGAGAGCGCCGAAGTCGAGTTGAAGCGCGTTGAGGCTATGGAGACCCGCGAAGCGGACATGAAGGCACGCGAGAAGGCGGCCAAGACGGATTCAACCGGCCGTATCGATCGTGTTACGCAGCCTAGTCCGGCGCCGGGCGGCGCGCCGTTCTTGTTCGGTCAGAGGGAGCTTGACGGTATCGAGCGCGTTGGTGTTGCGGTTTGGGCCGCAGCCAAGGCGAAGGAATATCCGTCGAAAACTCCATTCGAGTGGCTGGACGACGCGGGGCTTAAGACCGTTGCCGACGAGTGCCGCGCAACCCGCGATTGGATGCGCACGAATAAGGCGTGGCTGACGACCGGCGCGACGACTGGCCAGAACGTGATTGAAACCCCACTGAGCAATGACTTCATTGCTTGGCTTGGGAATAGCAGCGCGTTCCTTGCCGGTCAGCCGGTCCCCGTCGATCTGTCTTATGGTTCCCTCGACATTTCGGGCGGAAACGGCCGTTCATCGGGCAGCTACACGGCGGAAGGTGCGGACATTCCGTACTCCGAAGCTACGACCCGTAAAATCAATCTGACTGCGAAGCATCTGCGTGCGCTGACCGCAATCGGCAACCATGCCATTGAGGTCTCCCCGCTCGCCATTGCTTCGCTGGTAGGTCAGGAACTCGCGCTGAGCGTCACGCTCTCAATGGACTCTGCCGGCCTTCGGGGCGACGGACTGAGCAACAACCCCGCGGGCTTGCTGTCGCTGATTAACGCGGCTCACAAGTTTGCGGCGGCTAACGCAACGGCTCCGACGCTTGCGCAGGTTGACGCCGATGCTAAGTCGGCGTTGTCCAAGCTTGCGACTTCGAACATTCCCAAAGTTCGGCGTCGTTGGATAATGGCAGCGCGGGTGAAGTACTACTTGCAGTTCCTCCGCGACGGCAACGGGAACTACGTGTTCCCCGGTCTGCATAGCGACAACCCGACTTGGGTTGAAAATATCCCCGTTATTGTTTCGGAGCAGATTCCGACCAATCTCGGGGCGGGCACGAATGAATCCGAGATTTATCTCGTGGACTTCGGCCATGTGCTCATGGGCACAACCCGTGCACTTACGCTCAAGGCCTCGACTGAAGCGAGCTACAAGAATTCGGGCGGCACGCTCGTTTCTTCGTTCTCGCTGGACGAAACCGTTATCCGCGCAACCGGCTCGCACGACTTCGACGTTCGCTACGACAAGTGCGGCGTCGTTCTGACTGCGGTGAAGTGGGGCGCATAGCCCTTCTGCGCTAGATTGATCCTATCCGCGCGGGGAAACTCGCGCGGATCTCCCCAGATCCTCCAACTGAAAACAGGGAACCAATGGCACTTAAACCTAACGCTTATGGGCTCGTGCCCGTCGAAATGCTCGTCAGTGAGGCCGGTCTTGGGCTTCGCACGGGCGAGATCCGCGGCGTAACGCCTGAGATCGCTGAAAAGCTGATCGCCAACAAGCAGGCGAAGCTCGTTGAAGTGAAGGCCGACACGAAGTCCTAACCTACGGAAAGTCCCGACGCATGTACGGTCCCCGAGAAGTTGAGCACGATCCCGTCGTACCGCCCGCGCTCTGCACGCTGGCAAAGGTGAAGACTGCGCTTGGCATTTCGGGGACCGATAAAGACACGACGCTGAATGAACTTATGATCGCTGCGGCGATCGCGATAGAGACGCATTGCGGGCAACCGATCGCAGAGCGCGACGTTACAGAGCGTATTCAATCGATGGACGCAGCGAGCGCCGTCGTGCTGCGGCACGCGCCCGCTACCGCGCTCAGTTCCGTGATGCGCAAAGACACGGCGCTAACGCCTAGCGATTTCCGGCTGTCCGCACGCTACGCCACGTTGCGCCGCGTTGGCGGTTCCGCGTTCGAACCGGGTGAATGGGTGTTCGTCTACAAGGCCGGTTATGCAAGCGGCGTCGTTCCGTCAGCCGTAGCGACCGCAGCGGTTATGATGACTGCGCACCTATACAACACAAGCATAGGCGCGAGTGTTTCCGCGGCCATTTCAAAGGAAAGTGCGCCGGACGTTGGCAGCACGGAATACGCGGCTCTTGAAGAACGCTTTATCGACCGCAACGGCTCTGCGCTGCCCGCCGATATCGCGCTCATGCTCTTGCCGTATGTGAGGGAGTTTTGATGCTTATCGGAACGCCCGGCCGAATGCTGGCACGCTACGGCTCGCCCTATACGTTGTGGCGCCGGACACTCGCGGCCGGCGCTAAGCCTTGGGA